TACGCCCGCGTACATCTTTGCGCGACATGCGAGTGGAAGAATGGCGATATTTGCACGCTGCCGCGCTGCATGAAACTGAAAGAAAGGAGAGCCAATGACCAGAGAAGAATTCAACCAAAAGAAAGCGTGGCTGTGGAGATACCAACGCAGCAGGAATTGTGAACGACAGCTGCGCCAGCAGATACAGAGCGAACGTGAACGAGCAGCAGCGACAACTAAAGCATTATCCCCCGTTGTGGTGTCTGCCGGCGGTAAAAATAAAATCGAGGATGCCGTTTGCAGAATAATGGAGCGCCAAGAAGCTCTATACAAGCAGATTATTGACACCGAGATGCAAAGGGAAGAAATTGAAACCGCAATAAACTCTGTTCAAGACCAAATGCAGCGGGACGTTCTGCGGGAGCGGTATATTGTCGGAACCCCGTATTGGTGGAAAATTGCGATAAATCTAAATATTTCCGAGCGATGGGCAAAGAAATTACACCGCGCTGCAATTGAAAATCTGTGCACTCCAGTTCACTTTTAACCTGCTATTATAGATATGCTGGATGATGTAGGAACGGGACAGCCTACTGCATTGCTAAAACCTCTTTTCTTTATTGTTTCAATTCTCCTATTATCATAGCTGGCAGCCCGGAAAGACGGGCATTTTATATGCTGCGCCTGCCCGCATGAGGTCGAGCGCAACACCAAGGCCATGCAATGGGTTTGCCCGTAAGGGATAAACCTTTTCCACGTGTTTGCTGGCGGGTAAGTTCAGCGGAACCGTGCCGGGTCAAGGCTGGCGCTGTCACTCCGAATGCGGCGCTATTTTATATAAATGCAGCGGATGAAAAAAGCGTGTGGACAGCAGGCACGGTAAATTCTGACTGTATGAAAGCGTTGCGGATTTGCTACCCGCAACGGGTGAGACCGGCACAGCATAAACCGGTAGGGCGGGAACGCGCTTTTCCTCCGGCGCAAAGGGGGTTTGGAGGATATAAGCCTACACAAATTGTGTGGGCTTTTTGTGTTTTGGAGGAACTTGCAAGATGCGTTACGGAGTGCCATATCGGGGCAGCAAAAACAAAATTGCCGACTGGGTTGTTGACCACCTTCCGGACGGAAAAACGCTTGTTGACTTGTTTGCCGGTGGATGTGCCGTTACTCATGCTGCTATTTTGGCTGGCAAGTGGGAGAACTTTATCATAAACGATTTGGGCGACGCACCAGAAGTTTTTGAAAATGCGGTAAATGGAAAATATGCAAACGAAAAGCGCTGGATTAGTAGAGAAGATTTTTACAAACTGAAAGATAGCGACCCGTATGTGAGATATTGTTGGAGCTTTGGGAATAACGGAACCAGCTATTTATATGCGCAGGAAGTAGAACAATGGAAAAAAGCGCTGCACTATGCGCGGGTTTTTGGCGACACATCGCTCTTGCAAAATATGAAAATCGAAGGAGATGGAAGCCGTGCGGACGTTTTGGCGCATAAAGCCGAGTACAAGGAAAAATATATTCGGTGGAGGCTTCTACGTCAGAAATATCCCCAAGAAGAGATTGACAAACTGATTAAAAACGTGAAAGCTGATGTAGAGAGAGACGAGGAAGAACTGAGGGCTTATCTTCTGAAAGCCTTGAAATCGTCAGGCTTGACGCAGGCTGAGGTTCAGCGTCGACTCGGAACGCAGATGACAGGGCATTACTTCGGGCGCTCACAGTGGGGATTCCCGACGCAGGAAATGTACCAGCGTATGCAGGAGTTTATGCCGCTTCCCAATGATTATAATGAGCTTGTCGGATTGTACAGGCTCAGACAAAGTCTGCAAAGGCTGCAAAGTCTGGAAAGTCTGCAAAGGCTGCAAAGTCTGCAAAGGCTGCAAAGTCTGGAAAGTCTGGAAAGTCTGCAAAGGCTGCAAAGTCTGGAAAGGCTGCAAAGGCTGCAAAGTCTGGAAAGTCTGCAAAGGCTGCAAAGGCTGCAAAGGCTGCAAAGTCTGGAACTTGATTATAGAAACGTTGAAATCCCGCAAGGCGCCGTTGTGTACGCTGACCCGCCATATAAAAATACAGACTGCACCGGGTATGCGGGGCAATTTGATTATGATGCTTTTGAAAAATGGCTTGCGGACGTTCCATTTATGGTAATCGTGAGCGAATACAATGCACCAAAAGGGTGTGCAGAAATCGCAAGCATAAAAAAGCAGCAGACAATGGGAACGGGAAATAAAGGCGGGACAAACATAGAAAAGTTGTTTGTGCAAGACAGATTCTATAAACGTTACAAGTACGTAATGGATTATCAGTTCGAGATGGAAGCATAAAGCGAGGTGATAAAGTGGCATCAAGAAAAAATCCGGGGGGCGCACCACCTAAATACAGAAGCGTAAAGGCAATGCAAGAAAAGATTGATGCCTACTTTGAAGCCTGCAAAGGGAAGCCGTTCTTAGACGATAACGGCGACCCGATGCGAAATAAAAACGGCTATATCATCTATGACGATAAAAAGCCGCCTACTGTGACAGGATTGGCGCTTGCACTTGGGTTCACATCAAGGCAGGCGCTTTTGAATTACCAAAACAAACCAGAGTTCGTTGACACGATTACGCGTGCAAAGGCCCGTTGCGAACAGTACGCAGAAGAAAGATTGTACGACAAAGACGGCTCCGGCGGCGCACAGTTCAGTTTGCGGGCAAATTTTGGATGGGATGACAAGCCGAAGCAAGAGAGCGCGGGAACGGTGAATATTATTTATGATGTGCCAAGAGAATAAACATATCAAGGATATTATTTCGCCAGCATTTTATAAGCCGTTTTGGGACATTGAGGATGGTAAAGTTCAAGAGTTTGTGGCAAAAGGCGGACGTGGCAGCACAAAGTCAAGCTTTATTGGCGTTGAAGTCATTTTGCAGCTGAGAGCACATCCGCAATGCCACGCAGCAGTGTTCCGAAAGGTCGGCAACACACTGCGCACAAGCGTTTATGCGCAGATTGTCTGGGCAATCAATGAGCTTGGTTTGCACGACCGTTTTCGTTGCACAGTCTCCCCAATGGAATGCACCTATTTGCCAACTGGGCAAAAGGTGCTTTTTTTTGGCATGGATGACCCAGGCAAAGTAAAGTCAATCAAGATGCCGTTCGGTTACATCGGCATTGCGTGGTTTGAAGAGCTTGACCAGTTTGACGGCGAGGAGCAAATCCGAAATGTGGAGCAATCCTGCTTGCGCGGCGGTGACTGGTTCATCACGTTCAAGAGCTTTAACCCACCTGCAATGGCGCGGAACTGGGCGAACGGTTACGCGCTGAAAGCCCGCGAAGGCAAGCTGGTACACCATTCCACCTACAAAACAACGCCTACGGAATGGCTCGGAGAGCGGTTCCTAGCCGATGCTGAATACTTGGAGCGCACAAACGAAACGGCCTACCGACACGAGTATCTGGGCGAGGTTGTCGGCAGCGGCACGGCAGTATTTGAGAATCTGCGCATTGAGAAAATCACAGATGAACAGATTTCCAGCTTTGACCGCATCAAGCGCGGCGTTGACTGGGGCTGGTATCCTGACCCTTGGGCGTACAATGCGATGCACTATGACGCGGCACGTCGAACACTGTACATCTTTGATGAGCTGACACGGCGCAGAACCAGCAATAGGGACACGGCACAGCTGCTTTTGGATAGAGGGCTGACGCGCGAGGACAAAGTTTGCGCAGATAGCGCCGAACCGAAATCCATTGCGGACTATAACAAGTACGGCGTGAAAACATTCCCTGCCCGAAAAGGACCGAAATCGGTTCGCTATGGCACAAAGTGGCTGCAAATGCTGGAAGCGATTGTCATTGATCCAGAACGATGCCCGGACACAGCAAAGGAATTCAGCGAGTACGAGTACGAGCGCGACGCTAAGACAGGCGAAGTCTTAGAGGGCTATCCAGACATCAACAACCACCATATCGACGCGGTGCGGTATGCGATGGAAAGCACAGCGAACAAAGCCGGAGACAATACGGCAATGAAGTATCAAAGCATTTACAGATAGGCGGTGAGGGAAAATCAGAACATATCAAGACTTTGTGGCGGTCGGTGAAGATGAACGTTCCCGCATGGGGTTTGTGTTTGACACCATCAACGATTTTAAAGGCCAGAAAAAGACGCGGGACATGCTGGATGCAAAGCTGTACTATTGGGGCGAAAATCCCACAATCAACCGCTACGAAAAAATGGTGTACGACCTTGAGGGAAAAGCACATCCCGATATGTACACAGCAAACCACAAGATTGCCAGCAAGTTTTTTGGTTTTGTTGTAGACCAGGAAGTTTCTTACCTGTTGGGCAACGGCGTTGCGTTTAACAGTGAGGCCACAAAAAAGGCACTTGGCGCTACGTTTGATGAAAATATTATGGATGCTGCCCGCCATGCGTTGATTGGTGGGCAGTCTTTCGTATTCTGGAATCTTGACCATATTCAGGTGTTCGCGCCGGAGCAGTTTGTGCCGCTATACGATGAAGAAGACGGCGCACTAAAAGCTGGAATCCGGTTCTGGCAGATTGACCCGGACAAACCGCTGCGGGCAACTCTGTACGAGATGGACGGTTACACTAACTACATCAAGCCGCGCAACGGTGAAGTGCGCAGGTTAAACTTAAACGGAAAACTGCCGTACAAGTTGAAAGTTCGGTACTCGGAGATTGACGGCACAGAAATTTATGACGGCGAGAATTATCCCGGATTTCCCATTATCCCGCTGAAAAACGGCGAACAAGCAAGAAGCGAACTTTGCGGCAGGAAAAACACCGTTGACGCGCTCGACCTTGCCAGCAGCAACATGGTAAACAATGTGGATGAGGGCAACCTGATCTATTGGGTGCTTACAAACTGCGGCGGCATGGATGAAATTGACGATGCAAAGTTTGTGGAGCGACTTAAAACCACCCACGTTGCCCATGCAGATGGCGACGAGGGCGCAAAAGCCACACCGCAAAGTATTGAAGCGCCGTTTCAGGGCACGCAAGCCACCATTGACATGCTGACCAAAAAGCTGTACACGGATTTTCAAGCGTTTGACGCATCTGCCGTGAGCGCTGGAAACCAGACAGCAACGGCTATCAAGGCCAGTTATGTGCCACTTGACCTGAAAACGGACAAGTTTGAAAGCTGCGTGACGCGCTGCATTAAGGGCATTTTGGCAATTGCTGGGCTTGATGATGAACCAACTTACACGCGCAACCAGATTATCAACAAGCAGGAAGAGGCGCAGACCGTGATGCTGGGCGCGGAGTACTACGATGGTGAGTACATCACCAAAAAGCTGCTGACCATTCTCGGAGACGCAGACCAGTACGATGAATTGATGAAGCGAAAGGCGGCAGAGGAGCTAGACCGCACGATTAACAATCAGCAGCCTAACGAACCGCAGAACAAGCCGAGAGAAGGACTGAACGGCAATGGCGAGACCTGATTATGCTCACAAAATGACAGATGCGCAGCTTGCCAAGCTGGAACGGCGCATCGCAAAGCTGTACAAAAAAGCTGCTGACGAATTGACCGACACGGTGAAAGCCTATTTTGAGCAATTCGAGAAGCGTGATGCAGCCATGAAAGAAAAGCTCGATGCAGGCGAAATCACAGAGCAGCAATACAAGCAGTGGCGGCTTGCGCAGATAGGGCGCGGAAAGCGTTTTGAAGCCCTGCGCGATAAAGTGGCAGAAAGGTACACCGATGCTAATGCAACGGCTGTGGCCTATGTCAATGACGCCACGCCGGGCATTTACAGCTTGAATCGCAATTATGCCGCTTACAAAATCGAGCAGGTTTCCGACAAAGCAGATTTTACGCTGTGGGATGAGCAGACCGTTAAACGTCTGATTGTTGAACAGCCAGACTTGATGCCGTACTACCCGCCAAAGCGGGCATTGCGGCGCGGAATTGACCTGAAATACGGCAAGCAACAGATTACCGCCAGCGTGACAAGCTCCATCCTGCAAGGCAAAAGCATACCGAAAATCGCCAACGATTTACAAAGCCGTATGCAGGATATGAACCGCACAAGCGCTATCCGAACCGCTAGAACGGCGGTTACAGCAGCGCAGAACGCGGGAAGGCTAGATACTTACCGCGCCGCACAAGACATGGGCATAAAGCTGAAAAAGCAATGGCTTGCAACGCTGGACAACCGCACCAGACACGCGCACGCGATGCTGGATGGTCAGACAGTTGACAATGACAAGCCGTTTAAAGTAGACGGCTATGAGATTATGTTTCCCGGCGATGCAAGCGCACCGGGCTATTTGGTGTATAACTGCCGATGTACTCTAATTGCAGCGCTTGACGATGTGCCAAAAACCCCGAACCCACTGCGCCGTGCACGCGACCCGGAAACGGGAAAGAGCATACTTGTATCGGATATGACCTATGCGCAGTGGGAAAGCTGGAAGGAAGGAGCTACGCAAAACGCTGGAAAGATTGAAAAATGAAAATCATCTTTGACGACCACAGCGCTGAAGTTTACAAAGAGCTTGAAGCGGCGTGCCAGCGGGCGCTTGAAAAGTGCGGGTTGGTAGCAGAGGGCTATGCCAAAAAGCTTGTAAACAGCCCAGGTAAAAAGGGCACAGGTTATTTGCGAAACAGTATCACGCACACAGTAAACATGGAAGAAAAGGCAGTGTACGTTGGCAGCCCGGTGTATTATGCCAGCTTCATTGAAATGGGAACCGGCGTATATGGGCCAGCGCACACAAGCGGATACTGGGTGTATGTTGTTGGCGGAACAAGCAATAAAAGCAAGCATCCCGGCAAGCGGTACACGCTGGAAGAAGCAAAACGTATTGTTGCTATGCTGCGCAACCAGAAACCGCCTGTTGAGGCGTACTACACAAACGGGCAACCGGCAAAACCATTTATCAAGCCTGCTGTCGCTAACCATGCAGAACAGTACCAAAAAATTATTAAGCGAGAGCTGAAAAACGATTGACGTTTTCCGGCTCTTTTTATTGGGAGGAAAGCACATGAAAAAGATTCTTTATATCGCAATCGCAGTTATGGCCTCAGCTTTGCTTTTGTGCGGCTGCTCCGAAGCCGCTAGAGCAAACTCCAATATTTCTAAACAGGCCGATTACTTTGAGAGTGAACGAAAAATCACCGTATACAACGCCAGAACAGACAAGGTCATTATGGAAGCCGAGGGGTATATGTCTATCTCCAACAATTCCAGCAATGAGCTTGTCTGCACTGTAAAGGTTGGCCCTGATACTTACAGGAAAAATTACATCTACCTAAACAGCTACACAATGTATGTTGTCGAGGATATTACAGGAACACACACAGATCCGTATCATTACAAGCTGTATTTCCACACAAATGTGTTGCCCAGCGTTGAAGTGAAACCGTAAAAGGCAAGGTTACATAGCAACTACCGAGATTTTATCGGCGGTTGCTATTTTTATACGCAAAAACAGCAAAGAACCGCTGTTTTTATATAAACGCGAATGTCGAAGAACTGACACCGAAGAAAAGGAGCGGAAACATTGGCTATTACTCGCAAGCTGCTTAAAGGTATGGGGCTGACCGAAGAGCAGCAGGACACTATTATTGAAGCCCACACTGACACCGTAAACGGTTTGAAAGCGGACGTTGACCGCTATAAAGCCGATGCGGAAAAACTTCCCGGCGTTCAAAAGGAACTGGACGACCTGAAAGGCAAGGGCGATGACGGTTACAAAGAGAAGTATGAATCCGAGCACAAGGCTTTTGAGGATTACAAAACCAGCGTGGCCGCCGAAAAGACTACTGCTGCCAAAGAAAAGGCATTGGAGACCGCCCTAAAGAAAATCGGCATTGCCGACAAGCGAATTGCCACTGTTGCCAAGATGGCAAAGGCAGATGGTTTTCTGGATGCTTTGGAGCTGGACGAAAACGGCGCGGCGAAAGACGCCGCAAAGTTTGAAACCAGTTTGAAAGACGGTTACGGCGAATTTGTTGTAACTACCAGCACTCAGGGCGCGAACACGCCGAACCCACCTGCCGGAAACGGCGGCAGTGGTTCCATCACGGCAGAAGCCTTTAAAAAGATGGGCTATGCCGACCGACTGAAACTCAAGAAAGAAAGCCCGGAACAGTATGCCGAGCTTGCAAACAGCAAAGGAGATTAACACATGGCAGATACTATTTTGACCAAGCTTGCAGACCTGATCGACCCGGAAGTCATGGCCGATATGATTTCGGCTAAAATCCCTGACAAAATCCGCGTGGCACCTTTTGCAAAAATGGATGACACCCTTGCCGGCGTGCCCGGCGATACCATTACCGTGCCGTCTTACGGTTACATTGGCGACGCCGAAGACGTTGCAGAGGGCGTTGACGTTGACATCGACAAGATGAGCACCAAGGACAAGAAGTACAAAATCAAGAAGGCCATGAAGGGCGTTGGCCTGACCGATGAAGCTGTGCTGTCCGGCTACGGCAACCCTGTTGGCGAAGCCAATGCGCAGCTGGCGCTGTCTATCGCTGCTAAAATCGACAATGACTGCATGGAAGCCTTGCAGGGCGCTACGCTGGTGTATGACGGCACTGCTGCCGCTATCAAGTACAGCGGCGTTGTGGATGCTATCGACGTGTTCAACGAGGAGATCAACAGCGACAAGGTCATGTTCATCAACCCCAAGCAGATGGCTACCCTGCGCAAGGATGCTGACTTTATCAGCGCTGACAAGTATCAGGCTGGCGTTGCTGTCACCGGCGAAATTGGCAAGATCGCCAACACCCGCGTTGTCGCATCCCGCAAGGTTCCTTCTATCGAGTATGAGAAGGACAACAGCACCGGCACCATTGAGATTGTCGCTGATACTACCGCCGAAACCTCCACCAAAAAGCATCTGGCGACCATCCAGCCGCATTGCGCTGCTGCACTGGTTGTCGGCGATAAGGTCAAGGCTGCTGCTACCGCCTATTACGCTTGCCCCATCGTCAAGCTGAACGAGGACAGCGAGACTGAGGACGATGTCCCCGCTCTGACCATCTACCGCAAGCGCAATATCAACGTGGAGACCGAGCGCAAGCCGCGTAACCGTTCCACCGAGATCACCGCTGACGAGTTTTACGTTGCGGCTCTGACCAACGAAGCCAAAGTCGTGCTGGCAAAGTTCAAAAAGTAATAAGGGGGCAGCGTAATGCTTGAAGAATTGATGCGAGAATGCCGGAACTGGTTTAAGGTTCCGGATGGCGCGTACAGCGGCACATTTACCATCAAGGACGGCAGCATTACGCTGCCTTTTTTAGTTGAGGGGCAATATTTCCGCATTATCGGGAGCGTGTTCAACGATGGCGTGTACCAGTACGGTGCTGGCGGCTTGTCCGATGAAACGTTTGACGGCGCTGTGTGGGCGCTTGCTGTGCCCGCTGCCTTTATTTCTCTGGTTGAGGATGTGGAAGCATGGCGCAACAAGTATGAGAGCGCCGCAAACAGCCCATTTCAAAGCGAGAGTTTTGCGGGGTATAGTTACACCAAATCGAGCGCAAACGGCAGCTCCGGCGGCTCTGTGACGGGCTGGCAGGGCGTGTTTGCGTCCCGGCTAAACAAATGGAGAAAGCTATGAGCCTTTTAGATGATTTTTCGCGCAGCTGCATCATTATGGACAAACTGACAAAGCCTGACGGCGAGGGCGGCTATTCTACCGAGTGGCGCGAGGGCGCAGAGTTTTCAAATTACGTCGCATTTGACAGCAGCCTTGAAGCACGGCAGGCCGAAGCGCAGGGTGTGACCAGCGTGTATACCGGCATTGTGCGGAAAGATGTGCCCATCGAGTACGGCAGCGTGTACAAGGATGTGACGACCGGGGCATATTTCCGGGTCACGAGCCGCCCGGAAGAAAAGCGAGCCCCGGCAAGCGCTTCCCCGATGCTGCAAAACCTAAAAAGTTTTACGGCTGAACGATTACGGGAGGGATTGCTGACATGACAAAGGGCGCTGCATTACAGCAGTTTTTCGGGCAGTTTATGACCGCATACGCCAGCAACGCCGTGCCGGATGACGCTGTACTCCCCTACTTGACCTATGATGCTGTGTTTGACGCATGGGGCGGCGGTGCGGTATCGCTGACGGTCAACATGTGGTTCCATACCACGAGCGAAGCGGTGCCCAATGCAAAGGCGCTTGAGCTTTCGGACGCGCTGGGCATTGGCGGCGTGACGCTGCCGGTAGATGGCGGCTTGATTTGGTTAAAACGCGGCTCCCCGTTCTGCCAATCGCTGGCAGATGACACAGACAAAAACCTAAAACGGCGGTACATCAACGTTACCGCCGAATTTTTATGCCTAAATTGAGGTGAAAGCATGAAATTTACTCGTATTCCTGAATCTGCGTTTAAGGAACTGGTCTTGAACGCTGGTTATCTTGCAACTACGTTTGACCCGGCTGCCGGTACGGCGCCGGAAGAAAGTGCGCTGCTGGGCGCTACGACCGGCGGCATCAACTTTACGGCTGTGCCGAGCTTTACCGACTTCGGCGAGGATATCGACAACTGCCCCAAGAACATGAAAGAGCTGAAGCAGATTGAATCGTGGGAAGTCAAGTGCAGCGGCACTTATGTTTCGGCATCGGCAGAAAATGCCAAGAGCATGCTTGGCGCTGCGGATGTTACGACCACTTCCAAGGTTTCCAAAATCACGCCACGCAACGACCTGAAAGACAGCGACTTTACCGATTTGTGGCTGCTGTGCGATTATTCGGACAAGCACGGCACTACGAACGGCGGTTTCTGTGCCATTCACATGCTGAATACGCTGTCCACCGGCGGTTTCAGCTTGCAGACGGGAGACAAGGAAAAAGGCCAGATGAGCTTCGAATACACGGCGCACTACTCCATCACCGCGCAGGACACTGTGCCGTGCGAGGTGTATATCAAAGCAGGAGAGGATGAAGCCTAATGCGGATTTTTTCTGAACTTAGCACTGATGAAGCGCTGGAAGTCGTTTTGCAAATCGCGCAGCCCATCACAAACCTTATTGACGATGAAGCACTTGTGAAAGAGATGCAGAAAGCGATGCCGAAGGGCGAAACGACCCGCATTGCAATGCAGCGTTTCGGCCTTGCAAAAATCGTTAAGCTGCTGAACATTGCGTTGAAGCAGCACCGCGAGGATGTATACGCAATCCTTGCACCGTTTAACGGACTGACAGTGGAAGAAATCGGCAAACAGAATTTCCTTATCACCTGCAAGCAAGTTTACGTCCTGGTGAACGATAAGGGCTTTGTTGATTTTTTCAAATCGTATCTCGGTGGCGGGCAGAACAAGTAATCCCTGTACTGCTGAAAATGCCGAAACTGAGCGCAAAGGCGCTTGTGTCGGCGCTGCCTTACGCTTTAAAAGCTGATTTTGAAGAGCAGATGTACAAGGTATACATGACAGACAGTGCGTGGAGCCTTGTGGTAGCTGTTACAGGCGTAAAGGACAGGCCAGCGAGATATATTGACATTATTCACCCGCCCAAAGTGGATACGCGGACACCAGAACAGGTGCAGGCGGATTTCAAAGACTTTGCGGCGCGGCATGGATTGAAAGAAGCAGAGAAAAAAGTCGCCCAAACAGAGGGCGGCTAAATTTAGAAACAATTTTTGATAATGGCTTTATAGGTTGGCTCGTCAACTTCCAACAGGAAGCGCTTGCCGCTGTAACGCCATTGCGGGTCATCTATAAGCTGTATAACAACCTGATAAACGCCTTTTTGCTTGGCAGTCATTGCACCGGCAACCATGCCAGCACCACCAAACAAAGCACCGCCGACCATGCCGCGCATAACGCCGGAAGCCATAGACGTTTTGTGAGTTTCATCTACCACAGAGTAACCGGCAACAGTACGGCTGTTTAGTTCAAGTGCTGATAGACCACCAACGTCCATAGAGACTTTGCCAAATGAAACAGACACTTTTTTGCCCATAAAATCACCGGCGATTACCGCATTCTTTGCTTTTGCCATAAAAACACCTCCTATTGTTTAGAATACAGCAAATAAAGAAAAAATTCAAGAAGGGAGTGATAGATTGGACGTTTTTAACTTATATGCAAAATTAAGTCTGAACACAGACGACTATGAAAAAGGCGTCGAGAAGGCAAAAGGCGGCGCATTGTCTTTGATGGACGTGTTTAGCGGTACGCTGCTTGGAAATGTCGTTTCGGACGGTTTGCGGAATGTAGCCAACGAAATTACGAGAATCGGGAAAACCGCTGCAAACATGGCCATGTCAATTGGCAAGGCATCGTTAGACAGCTATGCGGACTACGAGCAGCTCGTAGGAGGCGTAGAAACGCTGTACAAAGATAGCGCGGGAATCATAGAGAACTACGCAAAAGACGCATACAAGAATGTGGGTCTTTCAGCAAATGATTACATGGAAACATCCACATCGTTTGCTGCTTCTCTGGTTTCAAGTTTGGGCGGTAACACAGAAAAAGCCGCTGAAATGGCCAATACTGCAATTTCGGATATGTCCGATAACGCGAACAAGATGGGTACGAATATTGCGTCCATCCAAGACGCATATAACGGCTTCGCGAAGCAGAACTACACAATGCTTGACAACCTAAAGCTGGGCTACGGCGGCACGCAAGCTGAAATGAAGCGGCTTATCAAAGAAGCTGCTGCCATGAAAGACACGCAGAAAGAGCTTGGCGTAACGGTCGACTCAACCAGTATGTCCTATGCGAACATTGTACAAGCGATTCATGTCGTGCAGGCCAACATGGGCATCATGGGAACGACAAGTAAGGAAGCTGCAACTACAATTCAAGGCAGTACAGCGTCGATGAAGAGCGCTTGGGAAAATCTTTTGACCGGAATTGCAGACCCGGAGCAAGACTTTCAAGCCTTGGTGGACAACCTTGTTGACAGCGTTATTACTGCCGGAAACAACATTATACCGCGCATCAAAGAAATTGTGCCTACTTTGATTGATGGTTTGAACGAACTGGTCACACAGCTTGCGCCTTATGTGAGCGGTGTGATTATGGAGCTTGAACCGACTATTGAAGAGGGCTTGCAGGCACTTTTCGGCGGGTTAAGCAGCGTAGCAAGTGAATTGCAGCCCATTGTTGCCGATGTGTTTTCTTTTTTTGGCGATGCAATTATTTCCGGGCTGACAAGCGCGATTGAAAACTCTGACTTTTCGTTCTTGCTTGACATTTTTGATAATGTTAAAACAGCAGCTGAAGAAGTCGTACCTGTAATTGAAAAAATAGCACCTGCGCTTGTGACAGTTGGTGCAGCTGTAAAAGGCTGGCAAATCGGGACAAGAATCCAAAAAATGGTAACGGCCTTTGACGAAGCCAAGGTTGCTGTTTCTTTGTTCAGCATGGGGCTTTCTGACACGGAAATTGCACAGGGTGCGCTCAATGGCACATTAAAGGCATCCGAAATTCTTGCCGGATTGCTTACAGGGAAGATTTCTCTTATGACGTTGGCACAGGCGGCAGCGGCAAAAGCGCAAGCCGCTTTTAACGCGGTTTTGGCAGCAAACCCCATTGCACTGGTTGTGGTTGCAATTGGCGCACTGGTTGGCATTTTGGCTGTGCTGTATGCGAAGAACGAAGATTTCAGAAATGGCGTTAATGATGCATGGGATGCGATTTCTGCCAAGATTCAGGAAGTCGTGGCATTTGTACAGCCTTATGTTGAAGCGGCTATGCAGGTTATTGGGCAGGTCGTTACGCAGGTCATTACAGATTTGACCCCAGTCATACAGAGCATCGGTGAAGCGTTTAGCGCTGCATGGAGCCTTGTACAGACTGTATGGGAATGGGCAAGCGCATTCTTTCAGGCCATCTTCCAGGCAATTGTGGTTATCTTTGCGCCGTTTGCACCGATTATCAGCGGATTCTTCCAGGGCGCGTGGATCATCATTCAAAGCATCTGGAATGTTGCGGTAAGCTTTTTCCAGACTGTGTTTAATTTGATTACCGGCGTGTTTTCTACGATTGACGCTGTGTTGTCCGGCGACTTTCAGGGCGCGTGGGAGTCGATTCAAGGCATCTTTGAAGGTGCGTTTGACTTTTTCTCTACGGTCGGCCAAAGCGTTGTAGAGGGCATCAAGGGTGGCATTGCGGCTGTTTGGGGCGGTCTTGTCAGCTTTGTGCAGGGCTTGTGGGATGGCATCAAGAGCATTTTTGTCATCAATGCAAGTGATGTGAAAAACAACACGGGGTCTGACGGCAGCCACGCAGGCGGCATGGATTATGTCCCCTATAACAACTACGTTGCAAATCTGCATCGCGGCGAGATGGTGCTGACAGCTGATGAAGCGGACAGCTACAGACGCGGCAAGGGCAGCGGCAGCGGTTTTACCCTGACGCAAAATATTTACGCGGCAAAGCAAACGCCGGTTGAACTGGCAGCAAGTACAGCAGCGTATTTTCAGCGGGCGAGGTGGGCGATATGAGTTTTTTAAGCAAGACTTTTAAATACGTCAACTCGCTGGGGCAGTCTATCGTGTTTGACTATGATCATGGTTATCTTATCAGTAAGCCGGATGGCATTGATACAATTTCGGTCACTGCCAACACGGCGCAGGGCATCGGTCAAGTAGGCGCTACGGTGCAATCCAAGGCCATTCAGACGCGGCCTATTACCATCAATGGCAGAGTTATAGGCAAAGACGCGCAAGCGCTGAAAGACGCGCTTATGACCGTTATTCGGCCTGACCTGACCGGTGTGTTATATGCCGGAGACTGGCACATAGATGTTATTGTAACGGCATCGCCTACCATTGGCGCATCAAAACACGGTGCGCCGTTTCAGCTCGGCCTGCTTGCCCCCTACCCGTATTGGGAAAGCGGCGAACGAAAGGCAATGCAGCTGCGCGGCGTGCAAAAAGGTTTTAAATTCCCATGGAATATCAGCAAAACGTATTATTTCGGCAAAGTCATTGTGCTGAAATACATTGTATTGCAGAATTTCGGGCAGTTTGATGTGCCGTTTATTCTGGAAATCAATTGCGTTGGCGAGACGGCAACAAACGTAGGCATTGAAAACATGCTGACAGGTGAAGTGTTGCGGCTGGAAAAAACGCTTGTGGAAGATGAGGGTGTCGTTATCAAGACATCGCACGGGAAAACAACGGTCACAAGCTCTAAGGACGGTGACTGCCGGGGTGCACTTACGCTTGAAAGTACGCTGTACAGAATCCATACGGGCGACAATGCGTGGAAACCTACTGCGGACAGTGGGCTTGAAAACGTTGAGATGAGTGTTTCGTTTGCGGAAGAAAGTGCGGGTGTAACGGTAATATGAGATTAGAGCTGTTCTCCCCTGACCTTAGTAACCGACACGAAATCACACACGCGATCAGCAGCGAATTCAGCGACTACTATAACGATGTGGGAAAATTTACGGTAGTTTTGCCGATGGATGATTACAACATCGGGATAGTGGAGCTGGATGCTGTTTTGTACATTGTAGAGCGAAAACTTGCGTATACGGTGGAAGAAATACAGTTCGATTGCGATAACAGCGAAATCACGTTGAACGGTTACAGCCTGAACAACAAACTGAACCGGCGTGTTATTGCGGCAACTGCCAGCATTGCCAACGTGGAAACAGATGTATACAGCGTTATTACTGCCAACCTGCGCGGGCTGCCTGTACTGCTGGCAGAGAAAAAAGGCTTGACAGAAACCGTGAAAGCAACAGAGGTGTACGGGGATGAACTGTTAAACTGCATACAGCCGATTTTGACAGATGCCGAGATTGGAAACCGAATGGTTTTGGACTACAGAGCCAAAACGGAAACGTTTGAATTGTATAAGGGAGTTGACCGTACAGAGGGATTAAACGCGGTCCTTTTTGTGCAGGAACGCGGAACAGCGCCCGGACTGGTAGTTGACAAGGATATTTCTGAATACAAAAATGTGTGCTACTGTGAAGCGCAGTACAAAGACGGTACAAAGTTTGTGGTGCAGGCTGGCACGGCCAGCGATGCGGAACGGCGCGAACTATGGGCGAGGTTCAGCGGAGACGCACAGCAGGATGGCGAGACAAACGCTGCGTTTCAGACGCGCGTTAAGCAGTATGCAGCGTTGCAGCTAGGTAGCCATTTGAACCGAAACGGATTTGACATTGACGCGGACGGCGATGAACTGGGCACGGCATATAATGTCGGAGATTTGGTTTGGTGCGTTTCTTTGCGGCTGGGTGTAAAGTACAAGGCAAGAATAACGGCGGCAAAGTATTCACAGGATGCAAACGGGTCGAGCGTTAAGCTGGTTATTGGCGACCCGATTTTAACAGTGTTGAGGTGAGACAGTGGCAGAAATTAAAAATTTCCCGAATAATGTTGACGAATACATCGGGGCACAAAATGTCATGAAGTGGCTGCACGGGCGTACAAGCGGCGTTTTTGGCGCGGATGGCAATTTAAGTGTTACTGCAAACGGCAATATGGCGGTAAGGGTATCGGATGGTGTTGGTTGGCTTGCAAACGACAAAGCAGACGGTACGGTTTTTTGGAATGATACCAAAGAACAGACCGGCAGCGAGTTACAGCTGACAATCCCGCTGGCGAATGCTGTATCGCCGCGTATTGACCGTGTTGTTGTGAGTTGGGACACAGTAGACTATGCAGCAAAACCGCGCATTGAAGTGCTGAAAGGTACGGCGGCTTCTACACCTGTTGCACCGGCACTGACAAACAATAGTCTGTTGCGGCAGATTTCGCTTGCACAGATTGCAATTCCTGCGGCAGCAAGCAAAATCACGTCGGCCAATATTACCGATGAACGACTTGACAGCACAGTATGCGGGCTTGTGACTGACTGGGTGAGCGTAGATACTACCACCATGCAGCAGCAATTTAAAGAGTTTCTGCAGCAGATTAAAGAGGAACTGAACGACATCAACGCCGGAACTGCTACCATGCTACGCAGCACCTACGACCCTCAGGGGCGGCGGACGGATATTTTTAAAGCCATCGACGAGGTTTCCAACATCTACTATGCCAC